TAGCAGGAGATGATGACCAGGCTATTTATGAGTGGAATGGAGCTAGAGTTAGAAGTTTTTTAGATTTTCCAGGTAAAGTGTTTATATTAAATAAATCATATCGATTAAATGAAACAATACTTAATTTCTCTAAAGAAATATTAAAATTTATACCTGAGAGACAACCAAAAGAATTTACCTCAACTAATAGTTCTATGGGTTCAATAAAAACTTATAGTAGATTTAACGAAGTACCTTTTGATACACTAGAAGGAACTTGGTTTGTATTAGGCAGAGTTGGTGATAATGTCGATGAGCTTAAAGAATATGCTAGGCAAAAAGGCTTATATTTCCAAGATATGCGAGGAAATAAATCGTTCAATATAAACAAATGGAATGCCATAAATCATTGGTTAGCCTTACAAAAAGGTGAGAGCATAACTAAAGAACAGGTAGGTGTTTTGTATGATTTTATTGATCAAATTAAAAAAGGATGGAGAAAAATTGACAATAAAGCTTGGTCAGATATTCATCCTAATCAACCGTTAGATCTAGAATTCTTAAAAAAGAATTGTGGTTTAGAGACTACCGAGAGTGATTGGTGGAAAGTCTTAAATAGAAAATTTACTGTGCGAGACTTGGATTATTTTGAAAGTATGTTAAAAAGAAATATTCAATTTAATGAAAAAGCAAAAATAATAATCGACACAATCCACTCAGTTAAAGGTGGGGAGGCAGACAACGTACTAATATATGAAAAAGCTAATTGGCCATCTAATTTTTCAACCAAAAACCTCAAAGACAAGATGGCTGAAGCGAGGGTGTGGTATACTGGTATTACACGGTCTAAGACATCCCTACATATACTCTCTACTAACCATACATATTTTTTTCCTTTGGGGCGTCTTGCATCTAATTTCAACCGGAGAACTATAAATGAGTAGCAAAGATATGTTTGACGAAGCTTTTCCAGACGGAAAGCAAGTCGGAGGATCCCATTATAAAAAATTTATTATTCAACCATGGACTTTTATTAGAAAAAATGGCTTGAATCCTTTTCAAGCAAATGTAATAAAGTATGTCTGTAGATACTTAACTAAGGGTAAAACAATCGAAGATCTTAATAAGATAAAACATTATTGTGATTTAGAAATACAACACTTAAAAGAGGATAATAAAAATGGCTTATCTAAACGCTAATATACCAGTAATAGAATGCTGGGTTAGAGGTAATTATTTAAGAGATCAAAAAGATTCACACGATAAATATTTTGAAGTAGGAGTATTTGGTTTTAGTTCTATACCAAACAGAGTACCGTTGTTTCATTTCTTAATGGAAGATGGTGGATTATGGTGGCGAGCACCTATTACTGCATTTTGCACTAAACCAGGTGTAAAAGAATTACCATTAGATGAAGTAGTTATGTGGGATAGTTTTAGTTACAATGTAAGTGTTACAACTTTTTATGAATTAGCTGGTGCTACTATGCAGTATACATCAAGAAGAAAAGTATTAAGAAAAGGTAAATATCTTTTTACTATAGATTGGTCTGCAGGAGACTTTAATGAATTAAATTTTGGTTATGCTGAAAAACCAGATCAACATAAATGTGGACACGTTCTTGAATTAGAGGATGGTAACTTTGCTATACAACCGAACAACAGATTAAAAATGTTTGATGCATCTATGGGTGTAGATCCCTCTAAAAATTTAATTAATAGACTTGTTACAAGCAAAATATATTCTGTTGAGAATTCTTCTAAATGGATTACTGATGAACATGAAGAAGGTAGTTATGATTATAAACTTAGGAGTCTAGATGAAGAAAAAGATTAAATGCGAACACGGTAAGTGTAAAAGAAATGCTATCGTTGTTGAAAATAAAAAATTTTATTGTGCAGACTGTTATTTGTTTGCAAAAGAAATTAATTTACGTAATGTAAAGTCGATACACGATACAAATAATAGTCAAAGAGTACATTAATGACAACTGAATTAGTATTTAATCAGACAGAGTCTGATTGGAAAAGGCCAGAAAGTTATCCAGACTTATCTGATAGATCTATTATAGCAGTAGACTTAGAAACTAGAGATCCTAACATTAAAACTAAAGGACCAGGATGGGCTACTAAAGATGGTGAAGTAGTAGGAATAGCTGTAGCTGCAGATGGTTTTAAAGGTTACTTTCCTATAGGTCATGAAGCTGGTGGTAACATGGATAAAGCCATGACTTTAAAATGGTATAAAAAATTAATGGAAAATGGTGTAGATAAAGTTTGCCATAATGCTTCGTATGATATTGGTTGGACTAGATCTTTAGGTATAAAACCTACAGGTAAAATTTATGATACGATGATAGCTGGTGCGTTAATTAATGAAGATAGATTTAGTTATTCTTTAAATGCATTATCATTCGATTATTTAGGAGAAGTAAAATCAGAAGCACAACTAAGAGAGAAAGCAGAAGAGTGGGGTCTTGATGCTAAAGCAGATATGTGGAGATTACCTGCAGGTTACGTGGGTCCTTATGCAGAACAAGATGCTGAACTTACATTAAAACTTTGGAACAGATTCAAAATAGAAATACAACAACAAAATTTATCTAATATATTTAGTTTGGAAACTGAATTACAGCCTATCTTAATTGAAATGAGAGAACATGGAATTAAAGTAGATGTCAGTAAAGCAGATTCATTGAAGAAAAATTTTATACAGGAAGAAAACAAAAGATTAAAACAAATAAAAGACATAAGTGGCCATGATGTAGAGATATGGGCAGCAGTAAGTGTGGCTAAAGCATTTGATGCATTAAAGATTCCATACGAAAGAACTGCAAAGACTAAAGCTCCAAGCTTTACAACCAATTGGTTACATAACTGTCCTCATCCATTAGCTAAATTAATAAGAGAGACTAGAGAGATGAATAAGTTTCACTCTACATTTATTGATTCAATATTAAGATATGAACATAATGGTAGAATTCATGCAGAAATTAATCAGTTAAAATCAGACTCTGGAGGCACTGCTACAGGTAGATTATCTATGAGTAACCCTAATTTACAGCAGATTCCAGCTAGAAATAAGGAGTTTGGTAAGCATATTAGAGCCCTTTTCTTACCTGATGACGGTAAAAAGTGGGGTAGCTTTGATTACAGCCAACAAGAGCCCAGACTGGTGGTACACTATGCATCTAGCGTTGATCAGGGTTTTGAGGGCTCCTATGAGCTTTTAAAGGCCTATGAAAACGATGATGCAGACTTTCACCAGGTTGTAGCAGAAATGGCTGATATACCTAGATCTCAGGCTAAAACCATCAATTTAGGCATGTTTTATGGTATGGGAAAGGCTAAATTATCTGCAGAATTAGGTATAGATATAGAACAGGCTAAAGCTATCTTGAATGCCTATAACGAAAGGGTTCCTTTTGTTAAAATGTTATCTAATAGATGTATGACTACAGCTGATAAAAAAGGCTGTGTTGTAACTATTAAAGGAAGACATTGTAGATTTGACAGATGGGAACCTAAGACTTTTGGTATCCATAAATCTATGACTAGAGAAGAAGCTGAGAGTAAATACGAAAGAGGTTCAATTAAAAGAGCTATGACTTATAAAGCATTAAACAGATTGATACAGGGTTCAGCAGCAGATCAAACTAAACAAGCAATGATTAACTGTTACAACACCGGCCACCGGCCACTACTACAAATACATGATGAGCTTTGTTTTAATATTAGTAAAGAAACTGATATAGAAGAAATTAAACAACAGATGGAACATTGTTTAGATGATGTGCCATTAAAAGTACCTAGCAAAGTTGATCTTGCAATGGGTATAAACTGGGGTGAAGCAACGTAATGCCATCTAAGTTAGATGAATTAGCATTAGGTAAATGTCCTTATTGTGATACAGTTACCACTTTCATCCCTACAAAAAAACCAACTATTTATATTTGTGATTATTGTGAAAGCAAAGTTAGACAACATGTAAATGGTAAAGTGCATTGGTATAAATTTAGTGAAGTACCATTAGGTAAATTTGAATAATGAAAGTTTTAATAGCTTGTGAATACTCTGGTATTGTAAGAGAAGCTTTTAAAAAAAAAGGTCATGATGCAGTAAGTTGTGATGTAATTCCGACTGAAACAGTAGGAAATCACATACAAGATGATGTTTTAAAACATTTAGATAAACAGTGGGACCTTATGATTGCACACCCACCATGTACTTATTTATCAAACGCAGGAGCTAGATTTTTATATCCAAAAGGTAAATTAAATAAAGATAGATTAAAATTAGGACAAGAAGGTAAAAATTTTTTTATGGCATTGCATAATGCTAATATAAATAAAATATGTGTAGAAAATCCTATTCCATCAAAAATATTTGAACTACCAAAATATAGTCAGATCATACAACCGTATGAACATGGTCACCCAATACAAAAAAGAACTTGTTTGTGGTTAAAAAATTTACCTAAATTAAAACCTACAACTATAGTAGATATACGTCAAAGCACTAAAATACCAGGCAACTGGTTTAACAAAGGTGGTAAAGAAAGACAAAAGAATAGAGCTAGATTCTTTGAAGGTATTGCATCAGCAATGGCTAATCAGTGGGGATAATTTAGTGAAGGCTTTTATCTAATTTAGGTTTTTTTATTTTATTATCTTTTAATTTTAAATCTTCACAAATATCGTTAAACAAATGCCACAAACCTACTTCTATTTTTTTTAATTTAGAAAAGCCTCCTTTAAACATAGCACTTTTGGTAAGTAGATCTTCGAGAGCTTTGACTTCTTGAATACTTAAAAAAACTTTTATACCTTTAACCTTAACTTTTTTTTGGGACATGAATAGCCTAGGATTTTATACGAAAAATAAAAATATTGCTAGTGTTAGCTAGCGATATCTAAAAGACCTTTTTGTGCGTCTTTAACACTTTGATCATTGATCTTAACTTTAAGTTCTTTGATCTTTATATCGATCCACTTCAT